TCTAAATTGTAAATTGCTGTTGGTGCATCTGGATAGATAGGTGCGGCAATTTGTGTCCAATTTTGAGCAGTCGCATTGTATTGTTTTACAATCCAACTTGCACCTTGATTAGGGCTTGTTGTCTTAACATAAACAGAACCACTTGGTCGTGCGCTAAAATCTGGATATTGAGTGTGTGGCCCAACGAATAGCTGTGGACCGTAATATGTCTTAGCTGAGTAGCCCAAAGTAGCTAACGTGCTGTTAGTACCGCCGATAGTAACTGTTCCAGGAAGTGCATCAACATAGATGTTTAACTTACCTGCTTCAGCTTTAGCGCCGATTCCACTTGTGTGTAATGTGCTGTTAATGCTTGCGGCAATGGTTGCAACTGTAGAAGCTGTGCTGACTGCAACAGTAGTACCGTTAATAATCAACGAACCTGATGCAGAAGCAAAACTTGCATTAGTTGTTGATGTTGTACTTGCAACTGTTGGATAACTTGTTACCCAAGATGTTGATTTGAAAGTGCTTACGTTGGCGTTTGTAGCAAATGCTGTTTCGCCTGAGCTACCAACTATAACCCAATTACCGTCTTGGTTCTTATACTGAGCTACGTTAGTATTGCCGTGATCTGTGCATATTGCATATGAGCCCAATGCTCCAAATCCTGGCTGAATTGTTACACCATCATCGTTAACTGTTGAAATCGCAGAGTTAGTAGTATCAATAACTGATAAAGATTGTACACTGAATGAGCCCGATGTTGCGTTCCACTCAAATACACCAAATTTAGTATTCGTAGTATCTAACCAATATGTTCCACCAGTTGGTGCTCCGACAGGTGCTGAACTCTCGCCAACTAATTGGCCAAGGTCAACATCTGCACGAGCAACGAATACTCTTGAGCTTACACCCAACACTGAATATGCGGCTTGTAAACCATACTCGTTACGCTCGCCGCCGTTTACTGGGTTATTACCTGAATCAACTTCGAAGAATGGAGTACCGAATGTATCTGTAAGATCTCTCTGACTTGTAATAGTCCAAACTTGATTTTTATACTTACTTGTAGTACCGGCCGCAGTGCCAGTTCCTGAAGAATTTTGTTTATTTGCGGCAGTTGCAATAAAGATTAGAGGTACGGTCCCTGGGGCCGCCGGAGTATAAAAACTCTCGTTTACTATGCTTACTGATACGCCTGGTGAATTTAATGTTGCCATTCTATGCATCTCCCATGTAATGGTTTGTTCATCAGTATTTAGCGGTTGCACCAAATTTTACTTGGTTAAATACCTATGAAAAGGGCACAAAAAGGGCGGGTATGATTAGATCATTATGTAAAACATGCGAGAAGAGACCAGTTGCTATTAATTATCGCAAAGGTGAAAGAACTTTCTATCGGAAGATGTGTGACCACTGTTCGAGGGGTCGAGAGCCAGGCATGGCCAAGTGGCAGTTAGCAGGATACAAGAAAAAAGATACTTGTGATAGATGTAACTTTACAAGCAAATACTCTGATCAATTTGATGTATTTTTTGTCGATGGTAATTTAGAAAATTGTCGGCATGCTAATCTTAAAACAGTATGCGCAAACTGTCAGAGATTATTGCACCAACTTAAACTGCCTTGGAAACGAGGGGATCTTCGAGCAGACTTTTAACCTGGGCAAACAAATCGTCTATGGTTCCGTTATTATCCATAACGGCATCAAACTTAGTTCCAACCCATGCAGTTTCACTGGCGTGTATTTTACTGCGTTTCATACGTTCACTGCTGATTGCATAGCTCATATTTTTGTCACCGGCATTCATGTTTACAGCGTCTTGATACCACTCAGGTTCAGGGCCTCGAACAACACGAACAACAAATCCACCTGCATCTTTGATTGACTTGATTTCATTAGGAAAACGACAGTCACTAATAACAATATCGTCTTTGCTATTACGTAGTTTGTTTTCTAAGCTGGCGATCCATATATCATCATGGAACGCTTTGCGGCATACTTCTGTACCCCAGTATTGTAAAATCCAGCGTGGAGTTAAGTTAGGCATTTTTAAACGTTCACTCCACCACGGATCTACTTGTTCACGCCATTCACGGGCTTGTTTAGTGCGGCCTTCTAGCATGGTTCGGTCCCAACCAAACACCTGGGCTACGGCATCTTTAAGGGAATTTGCAAATGATTCTCGACGGAAGCCGTGAAAGTTAGTTAGATAGTCTGCAATGGTATCTTTGCCAGACCCAATAAATCCACACACGCCAATAATCATAGTATCCCCTTAGTCGATACTATATTTTATTACAATATGATGTAAAGGTCAATCCTTTTTGGATCTATTGGTGGACTTTTTTGTGTTCCAGTTTGATACTGGACTTTGGATATTAGTGTCGGATGGTTCTACACTCTTGCTTCGCTTGGCAAGTTCTTTGCCATCTGTGGGAATTGTAGCCATGGCCTGCATCATCATAAGATGCTCTAGATCAGTGTATGGGAACGCCACGTTATACTTTTCTGTAAAGCTAGAACTGTCCATTTCTACAGGTTTTTTACTAGAGCCGTCGGCGATTGCTGTGGCCATCATAATACGATTTAAATGATAGTTGCGATCATAGCCGCCTTTGTCTCGCATCAGCATAGACCCTTGGCTCTTATCTTTGAGGTCTTTTGGAATAGTACCGCCGGAATGTGCTTCCATTAATTCACGTATTTTCATATTAACCTCTTACAAACCACATTGGAGTTTCGCCTGTTTCGCTATTTCTAATTGCAGTTTCTAATTTTTCGATTTCTTGCTGACCTTCAGCTTTTAGAGCATCGCCATTTAATGTGGTGCCGCCTTGTGGTCCTGCAATTTGACTAAACTTACTACGAGCTTCACCTAGAATAATTTTACAGTTTGCTAATGTATAGTCTTTAACCCATATACCTGCATAAGGATCTCTTACAAGATCAAAATCTGGTCTATGATTATTAACCCATAGTAACAAAGTTTCTTGTCCCCTAGGACGTTGCATTAGTGTTAGTTTTTTATTAGCAGGGTTAAATCGGAAGTTAATAAAACTACCAAACATTTTACCCACTAAATTTTGATAACTTGCAAACGCAAAATATGTGGCCAATCCGCCCATGTTACTGCTACTTAACAAATATGTGTTGGTATAGGCCAAGTTAAATGGTTCGAATAAAGTGCCAGTATCGCCACCGCCGGTGCGTGAACCAATACTTCTACGAAATACTTCACGAACACTCATAACTTCGGGTGCTAATTGATATTCGTTAACGTCTTGATCCAATGTTAAAAAAGCATAGCTTTCTTCAACACTATTTGCACTACGTTGACGATATACAGCTAGGGCTCGATCTATGGCTGTGTTATAATTTTTAGGCTCAAGTTCAACGTCAACCATGCCGTCGCCTAGCATGTTTTTAACGTAATCTATAATTTCTTGACGGGCGTTACTTGTATCACTCATGCTTATATTTAGTTAAATACACTACTATGCCAAGACTCTCTTTATACCGTCCCGAAAAGGGCAACGATTTCAAGTTCCTAGACCGGTTGATTAATGAACAATTTCAGGTCGGGGGCACCGATATCTATATACACAAATACCTAGGTCCTGTAAATCCGCAAGACGGAGAAGCAAGCCCGTCTGTTCCTGTCAATACTAACCCAATAGGTGAGTTAGGAATACAAGACGTATTACTAATGGAAAATAGAGATCGTCATTATTCGCCAGATGTTTACATCATGCGATCAATATACACAATGCAAGATTTAGATTTTAATCTAAGTCAATTTGGTATTTTTTTACAAAATGATGCCATCATGCTCCATCTACATTTACGCTCAAGTGTAGAGTCCTTAGGTCGCAAAATTATGTCAGGGGATGTTATTGAATTACCCCACTTAAAAGATGAGTATGCATTAGATGACGCAATGGTTGCGTTAAAAAGATTTTATGTTGTGCAGGAGGTTACTCGTCCTGCAACAGGATTTAGTGCTACTTGGTACCCACATTTACTAAAATTAAAATGTGTACCAATGATAGATAGTCAGGAGTTTAGCGAAATATTAGATGAAAAGCAAACAGATACTCAAGGAAATGATACGAATCAAACCTTAAGAGATTTGCTATCTAATTACAACGGTGCCATCGCAACGAACAATGCTGTCTTGGCCCAAGCAGAAGCAGATCTTCCGAGAAGCGGCTATGACACAACTCCGTTTTATGTAGTTCCTACGAATGATCAAGGGTTCGCTGATGTTGAAGATGTTAGTGATACTAACGTAGACACTACAGCCCAGGGGGCGATTGATGCATCTATGGTTCTACGCACTCCTGATCACAACTATTACGTAGGTTATATTACCGAAGATGGCAAGCCTGCGAATGGTTCACCTTACACATTTGGAATAGAATGGCCAGCACGACCTATATTAGGCCAGATGCATCTACGAACAGACTATTTTCCAAATCGACTGTTTAGATTCAACGGATCACATTGGATTAAATTTGAAGATAATGTTAGAATGGATGTGACCAATACTCCAAAAAATGGTAATCAACAAACACCAAATAGTCAAACAAGACAAACAGAAGTTACCAGCTTTATCAATAACACAACTACTGCTACTATCGGGACTAAGGTTGTACAGCAACGTCAGTCATTAAGTAAAGCACTAAGACCAAAGGCGGACAATTAAGATGGAGTTCTTTTATGATGGACAGATAAGACGTTATCTAACACAGTTTATGCGTCTAATGAGCAACTTTAGTTATAAAGATGCCAAGGGAAAAATTGTGCAAGTTCCTGTTCGCTACGGTGACATGAATAGACAAGTAGCACAGATACAAAAGAAGAACAGTGAAAACACTATTCCGAGTGCTCCTTTTATCGCCTGTTACATTAAAGATCTTAAAGTAGCTAGAAATAGAATACAGGAACCTACACATATCAGCAAGGTGCATATCAAAGAGCGAGATTCTTGGTATAATCCTGCTACAGGACAAGACGAGTATATCAATGTAGAGGGCGAAAACTACACCGTTGAACGGTTAATGCCTGTTCCTTATGATTTAACTTTCCAAGCAGACATTTGGACCACTAACACAGATCAAAAATTACAGTTAATTGAACAGTTATTAGTGTTGTTTCGACCTAGTTTAGAATTACAAACAACTGACAATTATCTAGATTGGACCAGCCTAAGTACATTGGAACTCACTGAACTAACTTTTAGTAGTAGACAAATTCCACAGGGTACAGAGCAAGATATTGACATTTGTACTATGCAATTCGAAACACCTATATGGTTAACAACTCCTGCAAAAGTCAAACAGATGGGCATTATTACCAACATCATCACTTCAATATTTGTCGAGCCTGCCGGAACACTAAACGAAGGCGGATATCATAATGGTGGAGAAGTTGACTACTTTGCTGGTAGACAAGCAGTATCAGTAGAAGGCACGACACTGGGTAACTTGGGAATATTGGTGCTAAACAGCACAGCAAAATTATTAGCACCTGCCGAAGGTGTTACTGATGATGAAGTCCCGTTTAAATATGGAACAAACATCAGCTGGTTGCGAATATTAGATCTATATCCTGGAAAATTTACAGCAGGACTGAGTCAAATTAGAATAAAGAAACCGTCCGGGTCAGAGATAGTTGCACGTATTAGTCTAGATCCTAATGACGAGTCTATTATGCATCTTGACATAGACTCAGATACGATCCCAGCAAACACCCAAGTTCCCCCAAGTAGTGGAAAAACATACGTTGATGCCATTGTTGATCCCACTACATTTGATCCTGCTAATCCTGTTGCTGGTATAAGATATCTCATATTAGAAGATGTTAACACAGATCCAAAATTATTCTATGCTATTGCTAACGATACTGCGGCTAAAGCCTGGCGTAATTCAGATGCAACATATCTTGTGGCATACGCAAACGATATCGTAACATGGAACGGTTCTCACTGGTCTGTTGTTTTCGATTCGCGCACAGTTACTGATCTCACTTATATAACTAATACTAGAACAGGCATACAATATGTCTGGGATGGCTCCATGTGGGGCAAGAGTTACGAAGGTGAATACCGATCTGGTAATTGGCGATTATTTTTATGAGCAATATAATTTGTAGTGGTGGAATATTTTTAGCAACAGATACTAAAAGATTTTTATTTCTTTTGCGTAATCAAGGTAAAACTGCTGGCACATGGGGTATTGTTGGTGGCAAAAATGAGCCGTTAGACGGTACTCCTATTGCTACATTGAACAGAGAAATCACAGAAGAAGTTGGTTTCTTGCCATCAATAGACAAGTATGTTCCCCTTGAGTTGTTTACCAGCAAAGACGAAGGGTTTTACTACCACACATATTTGCTACTAACAAAAGAAGAATTCATACCAAAACTAAACGAAGAACACGTTGGGTATGCATGGTGTGATATAGAGCACACACCAAAGCCATTACACAATGGTGTGCGTGTTACACTTAATAATAAGATTATTAAAGCTAAGATAGATACCGTAATTGATATCTTAACTTGATTTGCGGACTACTAACAAGTAGAATCCATTCCACCAAGCAGTTAAATCTTCCTGATTGTTTAGAATTACTTTAGAGTAAACAACATCTAAACCTGCGGCTTTGATACCAGCGTCAGTTCCGTCAACAACACCTTCCCAGTTAGCATCGTCAACTAGAATAAATGCTTCATTAGCTAATATTTTAGAAAAGTATTTGATAGCTTTTGCTGTAGTATTAGGATCGTGTGGTCCGTCATAGAAGAAAAAGTCTACAGGATCTATTTCATCTAAGTTAACAGCAAACAAATCTGATTCATAAACTATAACTTTGTTGTCACCTTTAAATCGTTTTACGTTGGTAATAAAATCTTCTTTATTATTAGGTGGCATTTCAAAGATATCATTTGCTGGTTGGTAAGTGTCTTGCCATGTATCAATACAAATTACTTCTAGGTTATTGTCTTTTAGTGCGGCACATGCAGTTGCACCTAATGCACTACCTACTTCTAAATAGCGTGTAGAATTCTTAGCTAATTTATTGATAAGGCTTTCCATCTTCCAACTTGTTAGCCCAGGAACATCGATGTTTATCATGTCAATGGCACTATTCAACACAGCATCAATGGCCTGTTGGATCCTCGGACTAACCGGTTCGCTTTGTTTTTTACTTACAACTTTATCGCAGTATTGGCATTCCCAGCAGTCAAATTTACACGTTTTAATTTTTTCACGCCAGACGTTGATTGGTTTTTCTGTTAAGTTACCTTCTTCAATATACTGTTCAAATCCATCAAACAGAATTTCATCGCCTTCGATAAATCCTGCAACGATATCAAGTGTTTCGTGGAATCGTTCGATGCTTTCACGACCGTGCATTTTAAACACATCAACATATTCGAGTAGCTCTACCCAATCTTCTCTCCAAGGAGGCAGGTTAGCAGTCTTTAGAGGAACTGACGGATCTTCGTGATCCCATTTAGGGCAACTTACACGACTAATTGCATCATTGAAGTATTGTGGACGACTTGAATCTCTAGTGTTGTTGAATTGATAATGCTCATCCATCATTGGACAAGCACCTAAGCAACCTTCATTTGCTAGGAGACTGATAGTAACATCTCGACCTAGATTTTCTTTGACCCACAATTTGGCAGTTTTTAGTCTGGCCAGTGCTTCTTGGTCACGCATCAAATCACGGTCGATACACACATAGTCAAAGCCCGCTTTTGCATGAGCAACAAATTCAGAAGGTGTGCGTACCTTACGCAGAATAGTATTCTTAACATACAGATCAGGATACCGTGCTTGTATCTGTCCAGTACTCATCCAATGTGTGTGCGGAAGAATTACTGATCTAATGCCTGCATCATATAACGGCTGGAAATTTTCTAGCCAAATATTGAGATTTTCTTGGGTGGGTGGTACTTCTATATTGTTGAAAGTAGCACAAAGAGGGATGCCGGTCTCCCTGTTAAGGTTGAACGCGGCATCTATTACAGAAAATGCGTCTTGCTGAGAAACAAATATGTCTCCCATTGCATCTTGATTAAACGGTGCAATTCTTGATGTAAAGTATATATCAAAGATATAATCTTTATAATGCTTACAAAACTCTAAAAAATTAAAGTATTGTGCTTCCGTTAATTTTGGGTTGATTGGTAAGCTGAATATTTTTTGCGTCTTCGCAGAAGTCTGGGATTCTTTCATCTCTACTCTCTAGTAATTTATCGACGGAGCTCTGTACTCCTAACGATATATTATGTATCCCTGCTTGGACCATGCCAGCATACTTTGTGGCCATTTGTAGAGCTTCGATTTGATCGCCTTCTGGCATCATAGCAATACTGTCCATATTACCAGATGCAACTCGACCGTAACTTATAATATCCATTGCGGCCTGTTTACCCATACGTGCGATCCAATACTTGCGTTCTTCTTCTGCATTTTCTGCGGCAAACCATTCAAGATCTTCCTCAGTCTTTGCATAGAATTTAACAATCTCTAGGAACGCATTAATTTCACGTTCTGCTTGCAACATTTTACGTTTCCAAATAGTGATATCATAGTCATTTTTATCAATATCTACTTGTAACATTTCTTTAGCAATTTCATCTACCGCTTCAGCTTGGTCGCGTACCCACTTTTTTCGTAGCAATTCTGCTTTTCGAAGGCTTGCTTTAATTTCTTGGTAAGCGTGATAGCGTGATTCGAGCTCCATATAGGCTTGTCGAACTTGACGCCATGGGGTAAGTTGACTGCGGGCTACAAAGTTTTGGCATTGATAGGCAGTCATGCCCATGTTTGAATGTACGGCATAGGTCATGATTTCTTTTTCGAAATCGCCCATGTCGTACCTTTTTAGAAAATCATCATCGATATGTATTTCATTTACATCCGAAGCTACGATATTTTCTATGTTTTTGATGTATGTGTTTGTTTTTTTAGAATTGGAATCCATGTGGCACCTGTGTTTTTCTTATTGTATTATCAGGTCCTTCAGTCCATCCCATTTCTTGTGCTTGTTTAATAGGAACAGCCAATCCGAAGTACCTTTCGTATTGAATATTTATATCCCACACAGTTTGGGCCGCTTTGAAATCGGCTATGACTCTTTGTTGTGCTACGAGCAAATCAGATAGCTGATCCTCATATACTTCTGCTTTTTCTAAAATTTTATTTGCTAATGCTGTTTTATCACGGTTATGTGAAGTTGCTAGATAATCTAAAAACGGTGTACGTGATCCGTTTTGACCTCGGTTAGTCAACCATTCACGGGCTTCGTGTTTTTGTGTTTCCCATGATGCTTGCTCTAATTTACCGCTCGGAGCCATTGTCATGTATCTGCGCTCAAACTCATCTTCAACAGTTTCTTTTGCAAACAAGAACATAAAATCTCGAACATCTTTTACGATATCATCTGTGATTGCTACTTCTAGTTTGAATCCCGCATCTAAGTTTTGTGTTGGAGAAATACCATCCGGTCCGTGTGCTCTATCTTCTGTATTTGAGATCCAAACTTTACCTGCGGCTCGATAGTCTGCAAAGAATTGTTTTCCATTTCGAGCCATACTTTCAGAGATAAAATTAATTTTTGCTCTAGGCCAGGTATAATGTAGCGTATCATACAAATGCTTGCTCATTGCTACACATTGTACATTGAACAATGAATATAATTCTTCGCAATACATTGCAGGATCGTTGTGGATGCTTTCAAACAATGAGTTAGGTAATACATGATCTCCTACTATCATGTATATTATTTCGGTATTCACAAAAGGATTTACATCATACGTTGGATCGCCGCTGTACAATGCCGGTGGTAATGCTTCTACGTTTGGATATACTGATACATCCCAAAAGTCTACTGAATACTCTACTTCTCGATTATTTGGATTGTTATCTGGCATATTAAACTCCTGGACGTCCTGAACTTGCTACCGTTGCCGCCGCAGAAACTGCGTGACCTGAACTTGCACCATAGTGCCCTTTATTACGTGTTGCCGCTGGCATACGTGTTTGTGCGTTGTTGTTATAAGTTGTCTTATCGCACTTGTTATTCTGCTGACCGTCATAGTTACCAGTCATATAACCCCAATCTTGTCCTGCCATCATAACGTCTTCTCCATATGCTGATATCTGTGAGAAGTAAGCAATAGCTGAACCAGACGTTTCGTTAAACTGCACACGACCTTGCTGTACGTTGTTACCTGTACCGCTGTAATGCCAGCCATACTTGGTGCTTAACAATTTCATAAATCCGTCTGGAGTAAACTGTGTTGGAGAACCAAACCAGCTGTCATTTGAATGATAAATGCCTGACGAACCGCCACCGATTGAGAACCAAGAAATTTCTTGACCGCCACAACCAGAAGTTGGGCCACCTCCACGATTGTTACCAGTAGTAGTATACATAACTTCTGATGGAAAGTGCATTTTTTCTGTTGAGCTTGGGCCACCGCCTGTGCAATATCCATATTGATAAGTTGCCGCGCTTGTTGCTCCCTGAGCTCGACGTGCAACTGACATGTCCCAGCCGCCCACAGTACCATAGCCCATAACTGCTTGCGGATCGTCACCTACATAACCGAATGAATAAGGACTAAATGTTCCGCCTGTCTTACTGCGATTCAAACCTGTGTACAGGTTAAAACTGTCAGTGTGGCTGTTTGCGCCGCCGAAGCCGTTGTTTGTACCTAAAGAGTAACCATTGTAATCACTAAAGAAACCGTCCATGTAGTCGCCGGTGTACATCAACTGCTCACCGCAATAGTAGGTAATGTCTGTTGAATGCCATGTCTTGTTAAGAGCACGCCATGCATTACCGCCCTTGTATCCAGCCGCACTAAATCCGTGTGTTAGGACACTACGGTATCTATAACCTGCTTGTGGATTACCCGATGGGCTACCTGGATAAGTCCAGAATGCGTTGGTTCCGTCAGTTACTAAGGTTGCTCCGCGACAGTAAGTATCCGAGCTGGGTAGCGGATAAATGCCCGGAATAATGTTAGTGTTACCAATGTATAATGCCATGTTAGTGTCCTCTTGTTACTATTATTTATTTAAGTAGCCCTGCTACTAATGCTTTTAACTGCGCAATTTCTTCTTTTAACTGCGCAATTTCGTCTGAATGTTCGTTGTGTCCTGCTATTACTAACGGTACTAATTTTTCGTATTGTACAGTTAGATAGTTTTCTCCGGACTTAGATAGACCGTTTTCGTCTACATCTAATGGTGCTATTCCCACAGCTTGTGGTTGTACTGCCTGTACCTGTGCCGCGTTCACACCAACTTGTTCACGGGTGGATTTTTGTCCTAGGCTAAGAGCCAGCTCGTTGTTTACATAGATAAATGTATCGAGCGTTTTAAGTTTTGCACTTGCACTGGTTAAAGGAGCAAGAACTGTTTTTAACCTAATATCAGAAGTATTAGTGTAAAGGTCGCTGGTCACATATAGTAAACCGTTAACCTGTATTGCGCCAGTACCGCTAGATTGTAGTGTGTTGTTTCCCGAACGATACAGATACCATTCGCCGCCACCATTACCACGCAAATACGTACCAGTACCGTAATTGTAGGTACCAAAGAATAAACTACCACCGCTTGTGACGTTAATATCGCCCGAACCATTAACCTGTAAACATACGCCGCCGCCTACTGCCGCTGAGTTGTTGTTTAGAGTCAATGCACCTGATGCCGCACCAGTGATAGTATGTGTAACACCAGTTGCGCTAACAGTAAGCTGACCTGACCCGTTAATGGTTGTAAAGTTACCTGAGTATGCTGTAACACCTGAACCAATTGGTCCCTGGAATGTTGTTGTAGCAATGTGTGTTGGGCAAGATAATGTAGTAGTACCTGGATTATAAGTTAGTGATGCGCTATTAACGTTTAGCGTTGTGATAGCACCACTTACTGAGTTTGTAAATGTTGGATAATAGGTAGCGTTGGTTGTAATGTTTGCGACAGTAACACCAGTCTGTGCCCATGCAAGACCAGTACCAGTTGATGTTAGTGCATAACCACTTGTTCCTGCAGATCCACCAATGTATAGTGCTCCGCCTAGTGTTAGACCACTCGCAATGCTTGCTCCGCCTGCTATTGCGAATGCACCTGTACCTGCTGTACCGTTAGCCGCAGTAGTTGAGTTAACTGTAAAGTCACCACTGCCGTTGGCAATTAATCTAATATTGCCTGCACCGTCAGAAATAATAATACCGTTGGCAACAATCGTACCACCAGCATTACCACCGATAATAACTGCGTTGTTGATCGCGGCTCCGATGCTTGTACCAGCACCAAATCCAATCAGGGTATTACTTGCTCCGCTGGTTAGTGCGTTACCTGCATTGTAGCCAATTAAGGTATTTTGATAGCCACCTGCCATCTGGAAACCAGCTTGATATCCGATTGCCGTGTTGTTGTAGAAGCCACCGTTACCTGTACCTAGCGCACGATACCCAATAGCAACGTTATTTTGCATAGCAGTATTGTTGGCTGTGTACATGGCCTGATAACCGATCGCAGTATTATTACCGCCTGTTGCTGTTTGTGCCAATAGTGATTGATAGCCAATCGCAGTATTACCTGCAGAACTTGTTAGAGCATTACCTGCTTGATAACCAATTAATGCGTTCGTACCACCTGTTAATAGTGCGGCTCCTGCACCTGTACCTAGTACTAAGTTTGTTGCAATATTTGAGTTACCTGTACCAATACGCACTCCGCTGTGGAAGGCATCAGCACCGGTTACAAGGCCACCGCCTGCTGATATACCACCGTAGGTAACTATAGCACCAGTGCCCGTTGTTGCGACACCAGATGCAACCGTAATTGCTGTTGATAGTGGTACTAAAATACCAGTTGCTGAAACTGTTAATCCGTTTAACTGTGTAGCAATGGCACCAGCTGATTGACTGGCACTTGATACTAGAAAGTTTAAATTTCCAGACGTTAATTGAACTTGTGCATTAAATCCTGTGCCACTTACATAAGTTGTACCTGCTACGTTATATGAGTTTAGGCCTAGACCTAACGGAAATGTGCTGTTACCGACCTGTATTGCAACTGCTCTTAATGATGCATTGTCATAAAAGTATCCTGCAACGTTTGTTGTTGTTGAAACTGTAATACCGTAGGTAGATCCTGCACCACCAACACCCAAGTTGGCGTTCATGGCGAACGAGCCGCCAATGTTTAAGTTTCCACTAATACCTGCGCCACCAAATACTTGTAGGCTACCAGTTTGTGTATTTGTAGATTGGATTGGGCTCGTTGATGCGCCAATATATGTAATACCGTTGTAAGGTGCAATATTAACTACACCAGTGTCTTGTACAATAACGCTAGGTATACCGCTCTTATCAGTAACTGTAAACAACTGTCCAGCCATGCTGTCAATTACACTTTTTAATTGTCCGTTCGTACCTTCCCATGCTTGTGTGCCGTTATCTAGTACACGGATATATGTAGATGCAGAGCTGGCTGAGCCACCGCCGATGAACCTTATTATCGGCTCAGCTGTACTTGAACCAATGTTTGGCGTTATTAAAATATTACGATCAGTATATGCCATCTCTTATTCCATTGTTCCTATATTTATCGGTCTATTAAATTCCAAAACTTGCTCGATATGCTTGGAAGCATGTTTTTACTTCAAGGTCACTTAGTACTCTGTTGTAAAATAATGTGGGTCCAATGCTACCGTTAGGTGGGCCGCTGTAAAATATCTGGAAGTTACCAGCTATACTTGCAGATCCTGCTACGTTGTTTTGAGCATCTAGTACTCCGTTATAGTAAAGTTTGCTTGTTGCTGTTCCGCCTGCAGAGCCCGTTCCGCTAAAACTTCCTGCCCAGCAATGCCATGTATTCAGTGGTACTGTTGAATTTGAAGTCAAGTCGCCACCTGTTAGGTAAGTTTGCCAACGCATATTTGTCGCATTACCCATGTACAAGTTGGCGGTATTTGAACCAGAAGTATAACCAAATGTTCCGCCTGCCCGGCTTATTAAATTCATAAACTGGATTACAGTATAACCCGAAGTCATGCTTAGTGAATAGGAGTTATTACTGGCGATAGTAAATGCCGCGCCTGGGGTAAAGTAGTTACCCGACCATGCACTTGCAGAGCTCAGTGTTAGCCCCTGATTATCTATTTGATTAAATGCGGCTGTACCTGTGCCTGGATAACATTTTGTGTTACGTGGATCAGCCATGAACGCCAATCCTGAAAGAGGAATAAAAGGTCCTATTGCTACTGACATATTATTTTCCTCCTTCTACGTCTAGTTTGCCAACGTCTTTACGTTCGGCCCATACTGTATAGAAACAGTTGATTTTCTTACTCATGATGTTTTCATTACCAATATAAACTTTGTTGTTTTCAATACGGTCTACATACAGTTTCTGATGCGTACCAATTGGTGTTATATCAACTGTTATTGAACCTTCATCTACTAATGTAGTCCAATAATCAGGTAGTTCAATTACACCACTTGTGCAACGTCCACGTACATAAACTCCGTTCTCTGGTCCTTCTAACGAACCGTATTGTAATTTCTGTCCCGGCTTAGTTGGGTGGTCAATTAAGAAGCTCTTAGCTGTTGCGTATAGTGTACCACCGATGTATACGTTACCTGCAATGCCAACACCGCCGTCAACAATCAATGCACCTGTAGCTGTTGCTGTAGCATTGGTTGTGTTGGTAATTCTTAAAGTATTTCCAACACTCATAGAGCCGTTAATACTGCTCATCAATGTAGCCGCAGTAATTACTGCACTACCACCAACTGTTGCTGTGCTTGCTACATACAAGCTACCACCGGAGTACAAGTTATTTGTAGTTGAAGCAATCGCCGCGCTTGTTGAAGGTGTGTAGTATCCTGCGATATAACCAGACTCTACCTGCGCACCAAATATATAGATACCAAATCCTGCTGTACCTGTGTACGATGTCAAGCTATCGTTGATAACTGTACCACTACCAATCGCTGTGTAGATACCAAATGCTGTTGATGTTACACTTGTTGGTGCCCAAACTGTTAATGAGCAACGATACCAGTTACCTGTACCAACGTATGGAACAAATTCGCAACGTCCTTGTACAGGATACAATGCTCCTGCTGTATTTGCTACTGCGCCTGTTGACAAGTTAAACCATGCTGTATGTGCTTGTCCTGCGATAGTGATGTTAACTGCACCGTATGTACGATCAGCGGATTGCATAAACACGCTAACTGTAATTGGACCAGTTTGACTGATAGTCTGCTGGAAGTAGTGATTACCGTTGGCACTTGTTTCAACAAGTTTAGTGGCATTTAATGTTCCGTCTGGGCTGTATGTGCTACCTGCTTGGTATGTTGCGTTTAACTTACTCCAGTTACCTACTGACCAATCATTGCTGTATACTAATGCGTTGCCGCCTTGTGCATACAATCCTTGTGCAACGTTAGCACCACTTGAAATTTGATTGCCAGATAATTGTAAGTTAGCGCCGCTGTTTAGGAATGTATTCAATCCAATTGATACTGGACCACCGACAAACAAGTCTTTACCAATACCAACACCACCAGTTACGATCTCTGCACCTGTTACTGTTGAAATAGATACTGTTGCACTTGTAACTGCAATGTACGGTGTAGAAGTTGATGATCCGCCTGATCCGCCTCCGCTACCTGTACCAACTAGAGAACCGTTAGCGTAGATGTTACGAGCATAAATGTCGCCAGCAACTCCTAGGCCGCCGGAAATAATTACAGCACCGGTTATAGTGCTTGTGGCACTGGTAACGTTGGTAACTTTAATTTGTCCAGGATGTGTTTGTATACCTGCGCTGTCCCACGAAGCACGTAGGTTACCTTGGCCATCTGCAAGTAGTATATTATTGCTCGATGCGGCAATAGTTGAGCCATCAATACCACCAATTACCACGTTGTAGGCACCGCTGGTAATTGACTTACCTGCTTGGTAACCTAGACCAACGTTTTGATTTCCTGTTGCAACTTGTAGAGCTTGATAACCAACTCCGACTCCTGCGCTTAATGTTGAATTGTTACCTGCACCTGCACTATTACCTACATAGGTATTATATGTGCCAGCGGCAATTAAATTACCGGCATTGTAACCAATTAATGTATTGCCTACACCACTGGTTAATGTGAAACCTGCATTGTTACCAACTAGGGTAGTCTGGGCACCACTTAATGCTGGGCCAGCATAGGCACCAATTACAACGCTTTGTACTGAACTTGTTGAAGATGGATAACCGGCATTGTTACTGTTAAAGAATATTGAACCTTGACCAGCGCCGCCGTCGTCGCCGACTGCAATTTGTGTAGTCTGCCAACGAATTTTGTTAACTGCGGTATTAAAGTTGATGTTACCACCAGTCCAAATATTGCCGCCTACGCCTAGTCCACCGTTAGTAATTTTTACTGCGGCTGTTGTTGTTGAACTTGCGTTCGTTGCATTGATAACTGTTACTAGGCCGCTTAGGTTAGTAATACCTACATGAGTTGTTTGACCACCTACATATAAGTCTTGTGTTATGCCAATGCCACCAGTTGTGTACAATGCACCTGAACCAGTACCTGCGGCATTGGTTCCGTTCTGTATAAACAACGGATTAGTAATTGTACCACCGTTAAACGCACCAGTAAACGATCCAACGTTTTGTGTTGTAACGATCTGATAACCGTTGATCCAGCTGTTGTTAGTTAAGTAGATGCTCTGAGCACCAATACCACCAGTAACTTGTAGTGCGTTACCAGCAATAGTACTTGTACTTGCAATAGCAGAACTGATAAATGTTGTGCCTGTAATGTTGGCTGTGCCACCAACAAACAAGTTACCACCAATACCTGCACCACCGTAAGTTACAATACTTCCGCTCTGAGTACTAATTGCTTGAGTAGCTGTTGCAATAGTAAATGCACCATTACCAAAACGTGCCATTTCGTAGTTGGCGGCATTGGCAAATATCAAGTTACTACCGTAAGTCATTACAGCGTCACCTGCGGCCGCAGTAGCAATAAAGTTACTTGCGGCTCCTGCTACGCCTAATCTCCAGTCTGCATTTGATCCAACACCAGTTCTGGTAATTTGTAAATCAACGTATGATCCTGATGCTCCTGATCTTAATAGGTGATCGTTATTGCCAGTAGCATAGATACCATAACCACTTGCACTTGCACCGTTGATATGTAACTTACCTTGTAGGTTATTGCTTGCGCCAATACCTAAGTTACCGCCTTGTGCGCCACCGTCAATAGTAACACGTAGAGCTTGTGAAGTGCCATTGGTTGTATATAAACCTAGGTAGCCGTTGTTACCACTTGTGGCACCAATACCAGCACCGCCAGCGGCAAAGGTTTGATTTGCGTTCATGAACGCAATACCTGAAGTATCTAATCCAAATAAATCACGACCAGCTTGCCAACGTGGACTTGCTTCAGTTAATTTAATTTCGTAAATTGCCTGTGAGCCGCCTGCGTTTGTGATCTGTACACGTGAGCTATTATATGATCCGGCAACAATGTTACCGTTAACTTCAAGTGCTTGGCCTGGAAGGGCTGTATTAATACCTACGTTGCCGCCAAAGTAACCTTGGCTTGCAACTGTCAAGTTGCCGTTGATACCAGCACCACCAAATACCTGTAGGCTACCAGTCGCTGTGTTACCTAGTGTACCTGCTTGAGCGTAGTTTATACCAATAGCCGCATAGCCGCCTGTATATATATTTCCGCCTAGACCAAGACCGCCATTCTGTACAATCAATGCACCAGTTGTTGTGCTAACTGATTGTGTGGCATTGTTGATTGTCAAGGCCGCATTAATCGTGCCGCCTGAGAAGCTGTTGATATTTGCCGCAGTAATAATCGGGCTTGTACCAATGTAACCTGCTGTGGCAATATATAATGTGTTAGCACCAATACCACCTGCTACACTTAATGCATTATTAGCAATAGTAGTTGTATTTGCGGCAACACTGGCAATGTTAACAATTCCACCAACGTAGACATCTTTAGTAATTGCGGCTCCGCCGTAGTTCACTAACGAACCTGTGTTCAGTGCGGCTGTTGCATTTGTAGTTGAATTGATAATGATAGCATTTGCTACATATCCACCGTTGTATGCGTATGCGCCAATGTTGGCAACAGTAACAATTGGGCTACCGTTGATATAACCGTTTGTATCAATGCTTAGATATTTGGCACCAATACCACCAGGTGTGTAAATTGCATTGCCAGTTGCGGCGGTTAAGTTGAATAAGGTGCTTTGTACTGTTGCAGTATTGCCAACAGTTAAACTCTTACCAACACCTGCTCCGCCGACAACTTGTAGGCTACCTGTTTGTGTAGTTGTTGATTCAACTGCTCCTGAGAACCGAGCAGTTATAGAATATAATGTATTCCACGGTGTTGTGTTATTTCCAAGACTCCAACCACCTGATGTAGAAGGAATAATATTTCCTTGACTTACCCAAGCGTTGATACCATCGAACAACATGGAAGCATAAGGTGCTGTAGTGTTACCAATGTATAAACCAGAGTTAATTGCAAGAGATGCATTACTTGATGATGTGCTTAGATAGATCCCTTTATCACCAGTCTGAATACGTGTACTGTCAATAATAGTTTGTGTACCGTCTACGTACAGATCGCCTGTTAGGTACATGCTACCTAATACGTTTGCATTGCCACCAACCCATAAATTCTTGCCAATACCAACACCACCGGTTACAACGAATGCGCCAGTTTGTGTGTTAATCGAATCTGTTGTGTTGGCAATAGTTAATGCGTTGTTAATCGTACCGCCAGAGAAGCTGTTGATGTTAGCACTCGTAACGATCTGTGCATTTCCAATCCAGCCATCTGTGCTTAGGTACAATGTACTTGCACCAATACCACCCACAACTTGCAGAGCATTTCCGCCAACAGTCGATGTACTGCTTAAATTGCTTCCAACATACAAGCTCTTGGTAATGCTTGCGCCACCAGTTACGGCCAACGCACCTGTGCCTGCGCCTGTCTGATCAGTCGCTGTGCTTAGTGTTAAAGCACCGCCAATTGATAATGGGCTTCCTGCTGAGTTGATTGTAGTTGCTGTTACGTTAGTAGCGATTAAATTACCGTAGAAGTTAGTACCAGCGTAGATGTTACCAACTGCCGATATACCACCAGCTGTTCGGATAGCACCACTCGAGTTGCTTATTGCCTGTGTAGTTGTGTTTACATACAATGCAGTAGTAATTGTACCACCGTTGAATGAGTATGAACCAATGGTGGCCGCTGTAACAACTTTACTGTTGCCTACCCATGCCGCCCCGGTTACGTTTAAGTTACCAAACCAACCGCCACCACTGACCTGCATTGCGTTACTGGCAATGGTCGCAGTACTGAAGCCTGCGGCTGTTGTAATAATATTGTTCTTGGCCGCAAAGTTACCAGTGCTGGTAAATCTTGCCCACTCAGCTGTTGTATTTGTACCAAGGTTGTTATCCCATGCTCCGCCCGCAAATACCAACGGTACTTGACTGCCGGCACTTGTACCACCAGATGCAATCCAATGTTCAAATGTTGCACCGTTATCACCTGAAAACGCGGCAATAGCAATCTTAGAAGTATCGCCCCCAAACAACGAACTGTGTAGTGTGTTGTTGAGACTTACTAGGTTAGTCATTGTGTTGGCATTTTGTATCCAACCAAATGTACCTGCTGAGCTTCCTGATAGATGTATACCGTATTGCGGAGCAGTTACACCAACACCTAATACTGCGCCAATTGCGCTTCCGTTTGGATTATAAGTTGTAATTCTGCCTATTTCATTTTTGTTTTGTATAAACGCCAACGGAATCGCAGTATCTCCGGAACCAATGTTGACTGCATCTAATGTTGCATTAATACCAAAGTAGCCGTCATATGTAGGTGAAATATTAAACGGATCAACGAACTCATAGTATCCGCCTGACCAAATATTGCCGCCTACGCCCAGGCCACCATTAGTAACTTGTAGGGCGCCGGTTGTTGTTGATGTTGCCTGTGTACCGTTATTGATAACCAACGGGTTATTAATTGTACCGCCGGAATAACTGTTGATGTTCTGTGATGTAATGACAGGATAGCCGCCTACCCATGCTTGGTTCTGTACACGCAAGTATCCAAAGCTACCACCACCGACTACCTGTAAAGCATTACCTGCTTGGGTCGCTGTGTTGAATATGCTTGAGCTAATTGTAGCTGTTGTGATCGTAGCTGTACCAGCATTGATTACTTTGAATGTTGAGGAGTTAGCTTGAACACGCAACTCGCCACCAATGTATACGTTGCCACCGATGCCAGCACCACCGTTAGTAATCTGGAATGCACCAGTAATAGTACTTGTTGCCTGTGTAGAACTATTAATGATAATCTGTTTGGTAATGGTTCCACCGTTGAACGCGAACTGATTGATAGTTGCTGTTGTAATTACAACACCGCCGTTAACAGTTGCAATTTGGTTAACCATCAACATGTCGGCATATATACCGCCAGATACTACTAATGCGTTGTCTGTGTTGGTTACTGTTGATTCTAATAAGCTGGTAATATACTGCTGGCCGCCAACAATCAATGTGCTACCAATGCCAACTCCACCAGCTACAGTAAATGCCGCTGTTTGTGTGTTGGTTGCATCAGTTGTGTTAGTGAAAGCAATTTGTTTGCTGTCAGTTGCTGTAACAATTGGACTACCGTTGACCCATGCATCTGGTCCACTAACAGTTAATTGGCCGCCAATGTAGGCTCCGCCTAGCGTTGTTAATGCATTGTATGTATTTGTTAATGTGCTGGTACGATTTGTACCTAGGTATAAGTTTTCACTTGCACTAATGCCGCCAGTAACTTGTAAGCTACCGGTTAATGTATTTGTTGATGAAGTATTGCCAAGCACTTTAATAGTGTTGAAGAAACCATAACTCCATGCATTTGATCCTGTACCTAGTCCAATGCCTAGTCCACTTGGATTAATACCTGCGTTTGAGCTCCAACTGCTTACGCCATCAAATAATAAACTTGCTCGTACTGTTCCTGGCTTACCGACAGCGATACCAGAACCACTGGCCAATATAGCCGATGGTGCGCTGGTGCTAACATATATAATTTTATCGCCTGTTTGGATACTGCTTGAGTTGACTATAGTTTGAGCGCCGTTAACATATAAGTCGCCACTCAAGTATACTGATCCACCGACTACAACATCTTTGCCAATACCAACACCACCTGCTACTGTTAGCGCACCTGTGTTTGTGCTCAGTGAGTTTGTAGTATTAGATAAGTTTAGTGTGTTACCAATCTGGCCGCCAGTGTATTGATTTAGTGTTGCTGTTGTAACAATCAATGCACCATTGATATAACCTTGGTCTGTTAGATATAGGCTTCTTGCTCCAAGTCCGCCATCTGGGGCGGTGATCGCATTGCCTGCAATAGTGCTTGAACTAATTGCAACCGCAGTTGAAGAAATAATGTTGTTGGCAGTAATATTATTACCAGCATAGACGCTGTCGCCTGTAGCAATACCACCAACTGCAACGATAGCACCAGTTATTGTTGATATTGTTAACTGATTATATCTGTAAACTGCCTGACCATCAAAGTTTGAAACACCAGTAACAGTTAATGCACTATCAACAGTTACTAATGCTATCGGGCTTAATTTAATATTATTAAAACTAACAATATCTATTAATCCTGTAGATGCTATTTCTAACGGACCATTTAATGCAGTTATTTGATTGAATGGCGCAAGCAATCTAATTTCGCCGCCGCTTGAGTAATAATTTGAAGCAGTAATGTCACTATAACTTTGTATAGTACCATTGACGATCATGTTGCCTTGTACACCGATACCGCCAGTAACTACTAGGCTACCATTAGTTGGAGTTGTAGATAATACCCCAGAACCAATAGTTGCTGTGTTAGTTACATATAATCTGTTGGCAACACGAGCCGAACCGCCTACATATAAGTCCCCTACGATTCCTGCGCCACCTGATACTTGTAGCGCCCCAGAATTTACAGATGTCGAAGTACTTGTGTTTACGATCTGTACAGGATAGTGTAGTGGTGTTTGACCATCATATGTACCTGCAAAGTTTGCCAAGTTACCAGTGGTAATAATTTCATTAACGCCGATGTAACTCTTGTCAGTTAAGTAAATGCTTCTGGCGCCAATTCCGCCAGTAACTTGTAATGCGTTGCCGCCGATAGTTCCTGTGTTGTATACTGAGCTTGTTGTTATTACAGAACTTGCATTTATATTTTTAATATATGCGCTGTTCCATTGTAGTGCAACAGTACCAATTCCATATGTGCTGTCTGCAAATGGATTTAATCCGCCCTTGCTGACCCAATTTCCTGCGGCGCCTGCTCCGCCATCAAATAATAAACTTGCCCAACGATCATTTTCAATGCCATCATCTTTACCAACAACGATACCAGACTCTGCTGACTGTATAGCACTACCTGTTAAGGTGCTTAAGAAAATTAACTTGTTACCAATATCAACGCTGGTACTGTTGATACTTGTAACAGTTCCTGCAACTTGTAGGCTACCGCCAATTACAACAGTACCGCCGATATAGGCGCCGCCGTTTTGAATGTTTAGTGCATAGGTAGCTGTGCTGGTAATTTGCAACGGACTTGTAACTGCCTGTCCACCAACAAATGAACCAATTGTGCTTGAAGTAACAATCTGTGCACCTGCTATCCAACCTTCTGTACTTAGGTATAAAGAACGTGCGCCAACACCGCCAGTGACTGCTAACGCATTGCCTGCGATTGTTGATGTGCTGTACTCAACATCAGTCATTGTAATTGCTTGAGCCGTTGAACTTCCACGAGCAAGTACCGTATCTAGAGTATCTGTATTACTGATTGTCACTGTACCTGTATTAGCAGATACAAAAATTCCTGACCCAGCCGATACTGTTTGAACACCTAGGTTAACAATATTAATTGTTGCAGTAGTACCAGTTTTAGTTACGCTTGCACCAATATATGCATCAGTTGTAGCTGTAACGTTTGTTAAAACACTACCACCGCCTAGTAGATTTAAGGAGCCACCTATCGTTAAGTTGCCGCCAATACCAACACCACCATCAACAACTAAGGCGCCGGTGTTTGTACTTGTGCTCTGTGCAAGGCTTGTAATACGTAGTGCATTTGGAACAAATCCACCTAGGCTTGATCCAATAGTAGCAGTTGTAACAATCTCGTTACCTGCTGAATAACCTTTACCTGTTAGGTATAGTGTATTTGCACCAATACCACCGTTAGGAACAGTTACCGCATTGTTTAGTATAGAACTTGTTGATCCAGCCGCGCTGTATGTTGTAATTGTACTACCAGCTTGAACTTGTAGTCCAACACCCAGGCCACCACCAACTGTTAGAGCACCTGTATTTGTGCTTGTTGAGTCAGTTAATGCAGGAACAGCAAATGATCCGCTAATTGTTAGGCCGCCGCCAATGGTTGCGCTACTGTTAATCGAAACAATGCCACCTGACGGAGTAATAGAAATTCCACCGCTTAACGCTGATAGGCTATTTCCAGAAATACTTAAATTACCAACACTGATACTTGTTGGAAGAATAGTTGCATAATTGCTTCCATCAGTGATCTGTAATTGATTTAAGCTAGACAGATTAACGTTAGCATTACCAAAACTTACATTACCTGTTTGTTCATTTATTAAGAAGCTGGTGCCAACACGGAAGTTGCCGCCTTGGTCAACAGTTTGGAAGTATACAAGACCGCCGTTAGTTTGAATAACTTCGTTTGCTTGGACAGCAAGGCTATCGTCATTTGAAAAATCTTTGCCTGAGCCAATATGACTCATATTGTAGGCAATTAATTTTAAGTCTGTACCAGTACCGTTAGCAACAACACCTTGTGTACCGTAAACTGATGCAGATCCAATACAGCGTAGTTCTGCGCCAAACTGATGATAATCAGCTAACGTAATACGTGTCGCACTTGCGGCCGCATTTGATATAATATTTTGTGTGCCATTAGCAGAATCAACAAACGCAGTTGACAGATTTCCACCATTGAAGTTCAACATTAATAGTGTTGCAACATCTGATGTTTGTGCAGAAGTCGGAACCGTATATGTTCCGGCAGTATATCTTGCAACATTGCTGATTCTAAAATCGTCAATATAACCGTCGAGACTCTCTCCCGCGGTTGCCACAATACCGCCGATACTTACCGGATCAGTATTGTTTACATTTCCGGTTACTCCGGTTGTGTAGGCGTCAAGTGTACCGTTTAGATATATTCTAAATGTTCCCAAGGCTGCATTTCTAACAAAAGCAACATGGTACCATACACCCGTAGTTAAGGCAGTAATACCAGTGATACTTGCGCCAGCATGAAAGGCATATAACACGTTACCTGAAGTTACACTAAATCTAATACTTGTACCTAAATTTGTACCTTTGTAAAAAATCCGTTGAGCCTTTCCTAGACTGTTTAGATAAATCCATGCCTCTACGGTATAGCTACCTAGGCTACCAAATTGGAAATCACTATCGCTTAGTACTTCTAGATAGTCGCCTGAACCGTCACCTACATAAGAGCTGGTTCCAAATTTCTTTTGAACTGTACTTTGTTTAGCATTGCCATAGGCAGTAACTGTCTTGCCAGCGCGATCTGTGATTGTTTCAAAGCCCCAAACTGGACCTGTTAGATAAACGT